GGAACATTTTCATGCTTGATTACACTGTGCTCAGAGAAGTTTGGAAACTGACTGCCAGCGGTGCTTTCAGCCCATCCATATGCACGGATTTTGATGTCATAGCTGCTGCGCCCCTTGAGCGTATTTTGCATCGTCTGCCATGACGAATAAGGATTTAGCTTGGTATGAAACCAGACAATGCCAGCTCTTCCTGCTCTAGCATCTGCACGATACGGCATATGACCAGCAGGTACGCCGGGAACATTTCCACCGGGAAGAAGTTCACTCTTTTTCCACTCAGTGAATTTGCTGCCAGCCACATATTCCTTAACCGTCATCGTGTAACCAAGGATTGGTGTGAATGTAAGTATAAGTTTTCCCTGCCTAGTGACTAACCTATAGCGCAATGTATCCAGCCAATCATTTGGCACCAACTCATCACACCAAATCAAATCAGGTTCACCGCCTTCAATGACCTGCTTGTCCTGAGCATAATTTAGAAACCAGACTTGATTGCGATCATACACACCAGTGTTGTCGCTGAATCCGTTCTTCTGACTATAGCCCAAATTGGTGTACTTGCTCTTGCGTGCATTCCTCAATTCACGGGGCAGGTACTTGTACACAACCTGCTGCTGAAATGCTATGGAGCTTTGGTTGGTAGTGTGTAAGCACCAGACCTTTACGCCGCGATTCTTACACCTACTCCTCAACCATTCTGGCCAAGGAAATTCACCTCGCTCAAGACCAACAAGCATTTGTGCAACACGTCTCGCTGCCCATTCAGTCTTTCCAGCACGATTTCCGCCAAGCACAAGCACTTCATCAGTTTTGTTCAAAATGTCATCAGCAGTTTTCCAGTGCTCAGGTTCCATTCCATACCTAAACGGATCATCTACTTCAGCCAGCACTCTAGCTTCACGATCCTGCAACATCTTTGCAGATGCTTCAGCACCCACATTTGCAACCATTTTTATCACCTGCTCAGGAGTAGGAGTGATGATGATTGGATGCGGCGTAACTGGCAATGCCAGCACTTTGTCTAGTGTCCAATCACTCATTATACCTCCAGCAAATCCACATAATGATCACCCAAGAAAACACGCAAACTGCCATTGCATCAATAGGAGTCATAGCGGTGTTGCTTTGATCTGCCTGCTAACCATTGGCTGCAATCCAGCACGAATAAGCACCTGTTGACCAGGTCTACACGAATTTGCTTTAGCTGATACAATTTGTTCACCTGCATCACGGGATTTGATCCAGATAAGCCGGGGATTGGTGATGGTACGAGGAAGCACAACAGCTTCGTAGCAAAGAGGTGTTTCAGTTTTCAAAGCAGGTAACAACGATCCAGCATGGAGGCAAAATGCATTCTCAAATGCAAACAATAGGTCAGCACTGATTGGCCATTTCATGCTAGGAAACCAGCCGTCTAACAATTTGTCAGATGCGCCTAGTACATGGGCAATTTGTGATTTGGTGAAGGCAGGAGGCAGTTGGGGAAAAAATTGTGAGGGGGTGGATGCGTCAGGATTTTTTTGGCTTGGCCCATCAAGAACCCCCTCCCCCCCATTGATAATAGTTTCAATATTCTGCGCAGCTTGCTTGTTATCAGTCACCTGCACAACCTTTCTTGGCCTGCCTACCTTGAGTTTAATCTTACGGTTATTGTCAGATGTTATGTCCAAGTGCTTCATTTTCAATGGCTTGTGATGTGCTGTTTTTTGATGTGATTTGATGCGCCAGTTTAGGACAGTTGCATGGCTCGGAATGCCTGATTTAGGCGGGCATAACCGTTGCCTCAATGTCTATAGCTCCTGCAATGGAATCGCCTAGTGCTGAGGAGTTTGCGATGTGCCGATGCTCCACAACAGACGTAGCTTGGCCTGATATGGCGAGGTATTTGTCGATGGCTATACCAACGGTTACGCCTAACATCCCTGCTGGTATCTGATCCATTTTGCGCTCAATTGCATCCATGCCTTGTGCAGCAATATTAAGCAGTTTAGCTGGCATCCTTGCCTTGTAGTATGCCTCAGCAAACCTGGGTGACTCCTCTAGTGCATCATCCCTTATTGCGACCACTGTGTGATGGCTGACTCCTAGCTTCTTAGCTGTTGCAACCAGCCCTAACCCGCTTCCAAGCTCTTTAATGATCTCAGCTTTCTTCGCTGCATCAATATTCTCCCCAGTAAACCTAGATTTGTTTTCTGAGCTTACAATTGCAACTTCCTCATCATCCACCTGCTTAACCTCCTTCTTGCCTGTAGCAGGCTTCCTTGCGCTTCGATTGGCCATTGCTACTTACGTTTCCCGTTGTCTTTCACTTTCATTTTTCCACCACTGCCATCACGCATCTTTTTCTGCTTAATTTCCAGCTCCATATCCTTGCCGCTTGCGTCTTCCATGCAATACTTACACTTACAATTTTTATCATGCATATTTTGTCCATTAATGCGTGTTTTTGGTTAGATCAATCAAAATGTCTAGTCTCTCCCAGTGTCACACCACTACCCGATCACAGCAGTAACGCCAATGATTAGGCACATCGGCATGGAGCCAATGGCATGTGTCGCTTTCTTTTGTTTATCTTAGCAAGCCACTACTTGCTAAGACATTTGTTAAGATTCATCACCACAATCAAAAAACCCTGATACTTCCCCTTTGAAAATCAGGTCACAACCTACGCCTGATTCTCCATTGCGTTGTGCAGGTATTGTAAGCCTTTTGCAGCCATCTCTTTTGCTGTCTCCTACTGCCCACACGGCTGTTGCATCCTGGCCAATCGCTCTTGATTCCCTGAGCCTACCATCATCATTGAGCTGACTTAGTCCTACTACTACGCAGTTCAGTTCCAGCGCCAATAGCCTCAAGCTGCGAGAAACCTCTGCGACTTCTCTTTCCCGGCTTCCACCATCTGGGCCTCTAACAAGCTGGAGATAATCCACAACAACAATTGCCAAATCTGGGTGCTTGGCATGGGACAACCTGCTTGCTGCCAATATACTTGGCAAGTCATGGCAATCATCCCTGATATCTGCCTTCCACTTGCTCATCTTCTTACTAGCTTCACCAATTTTGCCAAATTCCCAATCCGTGAAATTGCGGTGCATCATTGATGCCAGCTTCACAAATGAGGTCCTGGCTAACAACTTCTTTGTAACTTCCGCAGATGGCATTTCAAGCGAACAGAATAATCCCGGCAATCCTCTGTTTACAACCTCTGCAAAATAGCTCAACGCCAGTGTGCTCTTTCCACCCTTGGCTTGTGCCGCAATGACCACAAAATCACCTCGTCTCACTGGGCTGATTTGATCCAACTGATTCATCCCTGTCTTGATGCCTGCTGAATCAGCTTCCTCATCAGAAAACGATTTTAAGGCATCCTGAAGCAGTTCCCGCATACTTGACCCTTGAGAACCATTGCGAAGGCTGAGAGATGCCATTGCGTTCGTTAAAAGGCCCATTGTGTCTGTGATTGAATTGACGCAAACGTCATTAAGCGCCCTAGTGAGTGTTCCGATCATGGAACGCTTGTCACTGCATTCCTTGATTTCCTTGAGCCAGGTTGGAACTGCTGAACGAATCGTTGCCCCACCAGAAATCTCTGTGATTCTCGATGGTGACAACTGTCCCTTGAGTGCAATCGTAATGCTGACCAGATCAACTGGCTGACCATCTGCCCATCGTTTCATTCCCTCCTCAATAATCATCTGGCAGTCAGGCTTGTGAAAATGCTGGTGACTGATTCCATGTTGAGCCAGTAAGCCACAAGTCTCTGTGGGGTATGAAATCATGGTCGCACAGACTGCCTCTTCCGCTTCTGGGCATTGTGGTATTTTCATAACCGTACAACTGGTGATGGCATTGATTGCGTTGGTGAAAAGCTCCTGGCCCTATCGATTTCACCTGACCAATTGTTGAGCAGGGTCAAAACATCTCTACGCCGATAATCCTGATTTCCCGGCAAATCCGCTGAGTAGTATTTATTCAACATTTGCAAATCATCTTCAGCCGTCTCCAGCTTCATCACGCTTCTAAATGCTTTCATCTCCTTGTCAGACCACTTGGTTGATTCTCGTCTAGAAAACCATCCATTTATCATTTTGATCAGTAGCTGCTCCTCTTCCTTATCCTTATCCTTTTCCTTTTCCTTTTCCTTAACCCATTGCAATGGGATCTCAATGGGATTGGAATGGGATGAGCATGGGATAGCTATGGCATGGCTATGGGATAGCTCTTTCAAGGATTCCTCAGTCAATCCATGACTCTCTAGAACCCTAAAAACTGACTGATGAACCTTTGCATCCCGGCTCAATGTTCCAAACTGAAACTTCACAAAACTTGGAATCAACACCTTACCATTCGGCAACAGCACTGCCCTTGAACCAAGTTGTTTTAGCGTCTCATCATTCGTCTCACTCCCAAGTAGGAATGTGATCAATCCCCAGTCTGGATCAACCACACCTGCGTTGTCGCAACTGTCCACCAACAATAGCCAAAGCAGTTTTGCCTCCGGCTTCAATTTCCTAAACCATGGATCACTCCATTTGGTCGTTTCCGTAAATCGTTTCATTCTGTATTTTTTTTAATCTGCTCACTTCTCTTGCTAGATACCAAGCTGCCTTCTCTAGGTCTTCAATTTCGCATCCTTTCATCCCAGCTCGCCAAATGTATTTAATGGCATTGCCGCGGTTGAAATTGAAGTGTTCAGTCACATCAATTGCCTCAATCCCTGATGGGTGCTGAGTGTAGTGTGCTGGATTCTTTACTGGATCGCTCATTGACTGACTCAAGGTATTTTACGTTGTTATTTTTAACAGCTTTCTCCCACTGCCTGAGCCTCCAACCAGCCAGTTCAATTGCCTCAATTGATCTGATGACTTCATCAACCTTACGATAGCTCTGGTCTGTGATATTCATATGGGATTCCCCTGCGCTTAAAGAACTCAAGGCAGGCTTTTCCAACAACACTGCTCAGATTGCATAACTGCTTTTGCCAAGACGATTCTGACATTGATACTCCTATTTTTTCAGGCGTCTTGATTGATTTATTCTGCCCAGTGATTCTGTGCTCTCGATCACGCTTGCGCTTAAGTGATGATTGTTTGTTTTTCCAACGCCTCTGTTCTGGAGTTAATATTCTCATTTTCAATCATCAGACGTAATAGCTGTTTCCTGAGCGTTAATGTGCTGTCCTTCTGAATGCCAAATCTTGCGGTCAACAACTCGATAGTCCATTGGATGACCTGATTTGGTAAATGAATCATCACGCCACACAATGCGGTTGTTAGGCTGCGCTGCAATCTGACCTGTTCCATCCTCCAGCAGCAAAAAGTGATAACACTTATGCTCTGGAGGAAATTGCGACCATCCATTGTCAGTGTGATCAACAGTGAACCAATAACGAGCTGGAACCAATGATCCATTGCGTTGCCTGTATTGGCAGTTCATTTCGCGAAGGTACTCATACTGGCACACACCAAATTCCCATCCATGACAGTCCCACATCTGCAACTCATGCAGTTCGTGAGACTCTGGCCTTAAAGCCGCTACAAGCGGGAATCTGGCCGTTTTGATGTCATTGCTAGGCAACTCATGCCTAAGCATATGCAGTGGCACCCTGGCCCATTGTGCTCCTGATTCGCACATAATCGAGAAATGCCATGCTCTGCTTGGAATGCTGGTGATTCCAAAAATCACACAAGGCTCCCATATGTTGCGAAACTGCTCATCCATTCCATGGAGAAACCTCTTATCCACATACCCGTAAATGTGTTGCGGGACACTAGTGTTGAGTAGACTCATTTTCCAGCAAGCCCCAATATGAATTCACGCAGTTCCTTCATTGCTCTCACAACAGCATCATTTTGGTTAATCGATGCGTGAGTTATACGGTCGTTAATAGTCTCTAGTATTTTTTCAATCATTCTCATATTTAGTCCTGTTTTTCTTCTTCTGCTTCTTCTGCTTCTTCTGTTTCTTCTACGTTGTCACTTGGACGGCAATTTGGGCAGTCATCAGCGCCACAAGTTCTGTCACTGCATTGGAAGCTACTGCTTTTCCTAGAATACACTTGATCCAGTATATCCTTGCTCGTCATTGGCCCTGTGTATTGGAACAGGCTCATAGTTCTGGGGTGTTGATCGAGCGAATGTATGCGTTCACATTGCTTTTGGTGAACTTGATACTGCCACTCTTTTCATTGATTGGAGTGATCAGCTTCTTATCTACCAAACGATAAATGGTTGGAAGCGACACATCGAAATGAGCAGCAATTGCGCTAACGGTGTACGTCTGCTCAGGTGCTGTTTCTGCGATGGGAGTTGGTTCAGTCATATTGGTTTCAGTGGTTTCTACGGATTCAGTTTTTTCTACGGATTCAGTGTTGTTCGTCATATAGTTATTCAGTTGGTTTTCCATTCAGCATTTCAGTCAGGTGCTTAATCTCTTCGTCCTTTTCTTTGCAAAGCAGATAATACCTGCAAGCAACAACAGTCATACGCTTAAGAGGATCGTTAATTTTGTCGCGTAATGACTGCGATTCCCAAAATACTTCAACTTCGCCTTGTGGTATTTCAATCATGGGATGGAGATGGTTTTGATTTCCTTTGTGTAGCTGCCCCACACGTTCGTCTTGTGGCAGGTTCCTAGCTGCTCAAGGTCCAGCTCATATTCCTGCCTCCCGCGAGCCAGGCTAACTGCATCCAGCGCGAATACCTGCACTCCATGGTGGCCACTTTTCTCAACTGCAATCCAGTAGAATTTAGATGCACCAGCTAGGTCACAATAATAAGCTGCCTGACGAGCGTATCCATACCTCATGCAGGTTTTCACAAATTCACCAGCAGATGCATCCTCAGTCGTTTTAATGTCAGCGACAAACGTCTCCCCATTAAGGTTACCAACAATGTCCAGCCTGCCCTTTAGGTACAAACCACTTGGCTTATGCCAGCGGAATCCAGCCACTTCTTTGTGTGATCCAGATAGCAACATAGTTGCAATGGGATGCGCATTGATCTGGCTGCACATACTGTGGATCTGATCATCATCATCACGTGAAATGATGTGAGCAGTTTGCTCTGCTTTCCATGCCTTTCCCTCTTTAGATACAAATGACATTCCATCCGGCTTCACAACGTGCAGCCTGCGCTCCGGCTCCAACACCCTGGCGTGCAGCAATGTTCCAATCACCATTGCTGGAGTGCTCTCATTAGGCTTGCACAAGGAGTGCAAATAATGACTTGGGCTTCTCCTAATCTCCTTTAGCGAACTTTGGTTAACTCCATTTGCAGCCCTATATTGATCCTCTGGCATTCCGATATATAGACCTTCCTGCCCAATTACATATTCTGTGTATGATTTCATTGTGTGTTTTTGTTTGTTTTCTGCGTTAAAAAAAGTGAGTGGCTTTTATGCGCTTACCACTCTGGCGATAGTCATGACCACAACCCACAGGTTGCGACGCAATACCAGATCTGTTACCTGCTCAACTCGTCAACTCCACCTCGCAGGAGCTTAAAGAATACGGATGCAGGAAGCGTTACAAGCCAATCCTGACCATTTTTCCTGTGAGCCACTACAGGTGCCCTGCCTGCACCGTCTTTGGTTGCCTGAGCAATTGCCTGATCAATGTTCAGCCTTTCAACCCTTTTCACCTCAAAGTGAATAACCGATGAAAGCTCATCACAGATTACATCAGGAGAGTCAGCACCACCAGCAAACTGTTGTCCACGCCTGGCAGTGTATCCAGCAAATCGCAGCTCATCGCGCCACTCACGTTCACCACGTTTTCCTTTTTGATTTGCATTCATCAGAATGGATTATTTGTGATTTCAGGGTGGTTGAAATAGTCCCACTCCGTGAGCTTCTTGTTGGCAGCTTTTTCAGCCGCATCCCAAGCTGATTTTCGATCAGCAGCACTAGGCTGCACAATTGCTGCCAGTCTCAACTGCACAATGTTGCCCATGTTTTTTTTAATCTGATCAAGCAGATCGGACACAGGTATGGAATGAGCTGGGTTAATCATGTGCCCCAAGTGTGTTCGTGATCGTCAGCGAAATTAGTTGGCCAAAGAGAAATGCCTTCTGGAGACTTTGCAATTTTGTCCTGGAGCCATCCCGGAAACGCAGCAAATGTTTTTTCTACGGCTTTTGCATCGCCATCGAGAGAAAATACCACAATAGCATTCTCTGGCGCAGGAGACTCCATCCCGTCCATCAGCGGC